GATGATAAAGATGAGTGATTTCATTCTATCCCCTAAATATAAGAAGTTCCTAAAGCATAAAGCTGAAGCTGAAGCACTAGAAGGGACTACAGCAGCAGGTAAAACTACAGTAGGTATTGTTAAATATATGTTGGCAGTAGCAAAGAGCAAACAAAAGCTGCACTTCATCAGTGCTAAATCTGTAGGAGATGCTGAAAAGAATATAATTAACTCAGACTTAGGAATTATAGATGTATTTGGAGAGTATGTTGATTATAAAGGGAACGGAGATTCTAAATATAAAATCCCTCACATCAAATATGACACTCCGAACGGAGAAAGAATTATATTTATATTAGGTTATTCATCAAAAGATAAATGGGAAAAAGCATTAGGTTCACAGTTCGGTTGTGGATTCATCGACGAGATTAACACAGCTGATATGGACTTTGTACAAGAAGCTACTATGCGATGCGATTATTGGATATGCACAATGAACCCTGACGACCCTACATTACCTATTTATGCTAGATATATAAATAGATTCAGAGCTTTACCTCAATATGAATATGACACACCTCAAGAGATACGAGAGATGTTAACTGAACCGGAACATCCTAAATGGACATACTGGTTCTTTTCTTTTGACCATAATTATGGATTATCTGAAGAGAAAAAAGAAAAGATTAAAAGTACAGTTGCTGTAGGTACTAAGCTTTATAAGAACAAAATACAAGGCTTGAGAGGACGTGCTGAAGGTTTAGTATTCAGTATGTTTGACAGGAAGTTAAACGTAATTACTGAAGAAGCTGCACGCAAAAAGCAATACATCAGATACTCTTGTGGAGTTGATACATCGTACTCAGAAAAGACTGAGGACACAATATCATTTATCTTTCAAGGGATTACGAGCAATGGAGAGTTGGTAATACTTGAAGAGAAGAATTACAACAATAAAGATTTCAACAACAGCAAGATAGCGCCATCAGATGTAGCAGTTAAGCTGCATAAGTTCCTGGACTATTGTAAAGATAAATGGGGCTTCTGTAGAAAAGTTTACATAGATAACGCCGACCAAGCTACGATGATGGAACTACTAAAGTATAAATCAAGAAAAGGATTGATATATGAGTTTCTAAACGCTGATAAACGTGTGACAATAATCAACAGGATTAACACATCAAGCGGTTGGATGAAGAACCTAAAATACTTGGTTGTAGATAATTGTGAAGAACACATAAGAGAGTTAAATATATACTCTTGGAAAGAAGACAGGGACGAACCGGAAGACAGGAACGACCACACAATAAACGCAAGTCAATATGGATATATACCATATATCAAACTAATAGGACAAGAGAATAAAAAAGACAGTCAATATAAGACACTGATGGCTGGATTTGGGAAGGAGTGATTAAATGGCTTATACAGAAACGTTTGTAGATAGCACAGGAAAAAGTAAAAATCTTACATTCAGGTTTCACAGAGAATCAAGATTAAGATATAGAGTTGATAACGTAGAAGAGTTAATACTGGATGGTTATAAAGTCTTAAGAGAGTTTATATCACATCACAGCACGGTTCAAAAACCGAGAATACAAGAACTGTATGATTACTCAGAAGGTAATAACCACACAATATCAATTAAAGATAGACGAAGTGAGCAAGATATGGCTGACACTAGAATTATTCATAATTTTGGTAAGAGCATAGCAGTATTTAAGCAAGGTTATTTAGTAGGTAAACCTATTCAGGTTGAATATGATGACGGAGAAGACAACAGCACAACAGATGAGGTGCTTAGAGAGATAGCAAAGGATAACAGCTTTCACGACTTAAACAGAATGCTAGTACTAGATTTATCTAAAGTAGGTAGAGCTTATGACTTAGTCTATCGCTCAATGTCAGACTTAACAAAAGTTAAAAGGTTAGATCCTTTAAGTACATTTGTGATTTATGACAACACACTAGAAGATAATCTGTTGGCAGGAGTTAGATATTACTCAACAGGATTATTTGACAACAAACAGCATTTTGTAGAACTTTATTTAAACGATAGAATTGTTAAGCTGAAAGAAGTAGACGGAGCATATCAGGAGATAAGCATTGAGCATCACGTGTTTAAAGATGTTCCGATAACAGAGTATTTAAATACAGCTGATGGGATGGGAGATTATGAAAGTGAACTAGCCTTGATAGATTCATATGATGCAGTTCAATCAGACACAGCTAACTATATGACAGATACATCAGATGCAATACTTGCTATATTTGGTCAAGTAGAATTTCCGGATGATGTAGTTGGAGATAGTGCTAAACAGGTTGAGTACATGAGAAGAATGAGACGTGCTAGACTACTACAATTAAAACCTCCTGTAGATGTTAACGGGAATGAGGGAACAGTGGATGCTAAGTACCTATATAAACAGTACGATGTTAACGGGGTAGAAGCATTCAAGAAAAGAATAGTTAACGACATTCACAAATATACAAACACACCTGATTTAACTGATACTAATTTCAGTGGGATTCAAAGTGGGGAGGCAATGAAGTATAAACTGTTTGGATTAGAACAGGCAAGAGTTGACACTCAATCACTATTTGAAAAGAGTTTAAGAAGAAGATACCAACTTATAGCTAACATTGGAGATTATGTTAAAGAGTTAACAGAGTTTAACATTGCTAAGCTTAAGATTACATTTAACCCTAACCTACCTAAAGCGTTAGAAGAAACTATTAATGCTTTCAAATCATTAGGTGGAATGGTAACAAATGAAACAGCTATGAGATTAACAGGTATTGTAGATGACCCTAAACATGAACAAGAGTTGCTAGACACACCTACAATTACATTAGATAACAGTTACGATATCGATAAAGGTAAACTGATGTACAAGATATCAAGCATACTTAAGAAGTTCAAATCAGGAGATTATAGTGAAGCATTAGCTAGAAAATTCTTAAAAGATTTAGGGTTAAGTGAAGAAGATATAGAAAGCTACCTACACGATGGCGAAGAGGTGCTAATCGATGAAGAAACGATCATTTAATTATTGGAAGAAAAGAGAGTTAGCAAACCAATTAAATCAAATTAAAGATGAAAAAGTAACCATAGCAAATATGGAAGAGAACTTTAACATAGCATTAGAAGACATTGAACAGCAAATAAACGTATTCTATGAGAGATATGCAAAGAGTCAAGGTATCTCAATTGAAGAAGCTTTAAAACGAGTATCTGAACATGATGTAAAAGCATTTGAGAAGAAAGCTAAAGAGTATGTTAAGAAGAAAGACTTTTCTCCTGAAGCTAACGCACAGCTTAAACTCTACAATGCTACAATGAGGATTAACAGACTGGAGCTTTTAAAAGCTGAGTTGAATCTACATTTAACAGACATGACAACTAAGAACAGCGATCTTATAGAAAAGCATTTAGAGAAGTTAGCTGACAGTGAATATGCTAGACAGTCCGGTATACTTGATACTAAGCTTAGGTTTAGTAAAGAAGGTGTAAAAGCTATTGTTAATAGTGATTATAAGTACGGAAACTTTAGCAAGAACATTTGGACTAATCAAGAAGCCTTGATGGGAAATATTGCTACAATGTTAAGACGTTCTATCATTCAAGGAGCTAACCCAACTGATATGATAGGAAGGCTTAGAAGTCAATTCAATGTTAGCAAGCATGAAGCTAAAAGGCTGCTAGTAACAGAAGCTTCTAGAGTTCAAGGAGATGTACAGCTTGACGCAATAGAACAAGCCGGATATGATGAGTATTTATACATTTCAGAACCTACAGCTTGCGATATTTGCAAACAGTTAGACGGGAAACATTTCAAGATTAAAGACAGAGAAGTAGGAGTTAACTTCTACCCTATGCATCCTTATTGCAAATGTTCAAGTGCAGCTTATTATGACAGTGAACAGCTAGACAAAGAAATAGCTGAGTATAGGAAAGAAAGAGGCTTGGATAAAGCAGAAGAAAGTGGTATAATAAAAGATGGAAACCTATTTGAAAAAATGGTTGATGGCTTTAAGTTCGGCAAAAGAAACCGTTCATCAATTGCAAAAGATTTATTAGAAAGACTTGGGTTAGAAGATTTACCAATAGATTTTCATACAAGTGGTGGTGCAAGAGGTTTTTGCGGTTTTAGTCAGGATGGAGATAAATTAAAAATAATTAATTATAGTTTAGAGAAAAATGATGATAGGGAAAGACCTTATCAATTGAAAAATATATTTCACGAAGCTTACCACGCTAAAGGACACGGACGTAAATTTGATTATGCTGATGATGAAGGGTTTATTAACAAATCATCATTAGCAATTGAAGAAACATTCGCTGAAAGCTCAGCACACTATGCTATGCAAAAAATGGGAGTGAAAGAGAGATTAAGCCCTGCATATGCTGAGTATTTAGTTGATACAGTTCCGAGGTTGAAGAAGTTAGAAAAATACAGTTCAATTAATAACATTGTGGACTTAGGAGAGATTGCCTGGAATGACAGGTTAAAAGGTCAAGATTCACAGTGGAATAAATTAGCAGGAGAAATTAAAAAGATTAATCATGATTGGCAATATTACGGATTGCAATATGAAGATTATATCAAGAATCATAAGGAAAGATTAGTAGATAAGTTTCTAGAAAATGCACCTAGTCAAAGAAAATATAGAGATTATATGATTGGGGATATAGATAATATATTTAATAAACTTCATAACTATGATCAACTAACACAGCCGGAAAAATTTGTATATCAAAACGTATTAGTCAATGTTATGAATGAGGAGGGGATTAAGTAATGTACTTACCAAAAGAATTATTTAGAAACATAGAAAACGAAAAAGAAGTATTAGAAATAATATCTGATTTAGAGCTGGATCTAAAAAACGATAAATCATTAACCTTAGATGAAGCAATTTCAAGGTTAGAGGATTTAGGGGAAGATTTAATTATAAAAGAAATAAAGTCAAACTAATTATTAAACACTTAACAACTTGTTAGGTGTTTTTATTATGCACTTGTCCTGGATAAGACATTAAAAGGTCTTTTTTATTATGTCAAATTAAACTAGCGTGGATTATTACTTAAGAGAAGTGGTGCACAACTGAACTGAAAGGATAATACTAGCGTGGATAAGGAGAAACAATGAACAAACAATTTTTATTAAAACTAAACATTCAATACTTTTCAGAGGAAGGAGCAACAGAAGGAGCTGTAGAATCAGCACCAACTGAACCTGAGTTTAAAGCTCCATCTAGTCAATCTGAGCTAGACAGTATTGTTAACAAAGCAGTTCAGACAGCGTTAAATAATCAGAAAAGTAAATCTGAGGATGACTTTCAAAAACGTGTAGAAGCTGAGATTAAAAAGCGTGAAGATTATGCCAAATTAAGTGAAACACAAAAACGAGATAGAGACTTTGAAGAGAGGCAAAATAAATTCAACGAAGAAGTCGCAGCTTTCAAACAGTCACAGTTAATCATGGAAGTAAAAGAAGATTTACTATCTAAGAATTTACCTGTTGAACTAGCTGAAACTTTTGCTAAGCATGGTTCAGCTGAGGAAGCTTTAAAAGCAGTAACGGTATTAGAGAGAGCATTCCAAGATGCAGTAGCAAATGCAGTAAAAGCATCAGCAAGACAAACTACACCAGGAGCAAGTGGAACTGGATTTGATAAGCAAATGAATATAGGACAAAGACTTGCAAAAGGTGTTAATCACAAAAAACCATTTTAGAAGGAGAACAATAGATGAGAACTAGAAAAATTTTCAATGAAAAAGAAATTCTTCACAATTTAGACTATGAAGCAATTTCAGTAACAGTAGATAAAACAACTACAGGAACAGTAGATGAAGGTGGACGTAAAATTTTAAAAGCGGGGACATTCTTAGCTGGAGATGGTAAGTCTATCTTTGAAGACAGAACTAAAAAAGTTAAAAAATTAACAAACGATGCAACAGCTCAATATGTAGATGGAGTTGCATTACATGATGTGGATTTAACAGATGGAGATGCAGTTGTTGCTTGTGTATTTAAAGGTACATTACGTGAAGACAAATGTAACAACGGAGCCGCTGTTGAAGGTAAAGTAAAAGAAAAATTAAACTTAATCAAATTTGTAAAAGGAGTGTAGTAAAATATGGCGTTAATTTATGACACAATTACAGCTGAAAATGTAGCTGGATACTGGAACGGAACACAAGAGGAAGTAACTGAAACTTTAGGGGATAGATTATTCCCTGCTAAAAAACAATTAGGAATTAAGCTTGCAATGGTAAAAGGTGGAAGTGGTAAAGCAGTAGTGCTTAAACCTGCTGCATTTGACACTAAAGTACCATTAAGAGAAAGAATGAACTTAAGTATCACTGATACTCAAATGCCTTTCTTTAAAGAAGGTTTATTAGTTAAAGAGGAAGATAGACAACAATTAAATATGATTTCTTCTACAGGAAACCAAGAACTTATTGACACAGTGTTAAGTGGAATCTTTAATGACCATGCACGTCTTGTTAATGGAGCTAAAGCACGTATTGAGGCAATGAGATTACAAGTGTTAGCAACTGGTAAAATCT